TTCTATCCGACCAATCAGGGTTTCTATCCGACCAATCAGGGTTTCTATCCGACCAATCGGGGTTTCTATCTGGCCAATCGGGGTTTCTATCTGGCCAATCGGGGTTTCTATCTGGCCTATCGGGGTTTCTATCTGGATATTTATATCTTCGTGTAAGGTCTTTGTAATGAAGTTTACCGGTTGCGGGGTTTAGACCAAACACAAATAATAAAATGGCGGTAACGATAGACATCATCATAAATGGTATAAATACAATGATCCAAGATATAATGCTAAGACCTTCCTTACATAAAACATTTAATAAGAAGGTAAAAAAAAACATAACGATAAATTTAAAAAAGGCCGTATTATATAACCCTTTAAACATATCAATGATAATTTGAGTAAATGAAAATACTAAATAAATAATCGCAGGAGGACATAACGAATGAATATTATCAACCATTTATAATATTAGTATAATATTATAAATAAAAAACTAGGTACTTTAATATGAGTAAAGTAACTAATCAAGTATCAAAAGAAGAATTAGAGGAAAAACTATCAAATGTACTTATGAGACAAACCGATTATAACAGAGAAGAAGGTATAGCAAAATTAAGAGAGAATAATTATAATGTAAAAAAAATTATATTAGATTATATGAAGATTGATATTTCAACTGTTGCTCCTAAAAATACGACTAGTCAACAACGATTTAAAGACATTAGGAATTTGTTAAAATAAGGAGGCAATATAATTAAGTAGCAGTAGCAGATATATTATAATATTTCTTATAATCATTTTCTGGATATACATTGGTCTCATCATGTAATTCAGGAAACACCTTGGATATTGGTTTGTTAATGATCGTAATATTACTACTATTCTTAGATATAAGGGCTTGATACTCATTCATTGTTAGATTACCATAAAAAGTATTTAAGGTATAGTGCGGATCGGGTGCAGGAATAATTGGTTTAATATAATTGTATATTTTGGTGTACATATAGTTGAGTAATTGATATCGCTCATGTTTAATAGATAGGTCTATTAATTCATTAAATAGAAAAGCGGTGGCACATTGAGGAGTACAGAAACATCCATAAACATTATATTTATTATCCACTATATTTTTTGGTATATATATAGCGGATGATTTAAAGTTATAGGTGCACCAAAAACACGAGGATTGAGTGAATATATTATTATTATGTAGTTTCATTTTAAGGTCTTTTAATTTATCTTGAATGGATACATTGGACGTCTTAGGAACTTCTATTTCTTTATACTCCCTAGATGGGTTAATCGATTCATAAACATAGGCAGTTTTAGTATTTAATTTACTGGTGGATACTTTCAAATGTAAAATAATATTTTGCAATTCAGGCACATAATCACTTACTTCTTTAGTTGGTACGGCTATTATTTTACCTCCCTTAGGTTTTCTACCTCGCTTTTTATGTACTTTCATTTATATCAGTTTTATATAAATGTTTAAACTCTTTTATTATAACAATTACGACATAAGGGAATATAGTGTTCAGTGCCAGGTAGAATTTGCGAGGTATGTTGGGTAGTTCTATGAGTAAAGATAGCCCAACTATGGTTGCATTCTTTGCACTTATTATGTAGTTTTGTAATTATATCTGCTTGAGGGATTAGTTGCATAATATTGGAAAATCCCACTTGTTGATAGTCTCCATCAAGAGCCGCAATATAAATAGTTTTATGTAGAGAGTTTACCATATATTTAGTCCACTGGTATAGGTCAGGGAAGAATTGTCCTTCATTAATAAGAATCATATCATAATCAAACTCCTTGGTTAGTTCCCTCGTATCAAAAATATGAGTTAATGTATCACTTGAAACACATGGTATAGAAACATTATCATGAGTTTGTATAGTTAATTGTTTAGAGGATAAATCAAACGTGTGATTTATCGCGAGACATTTAATATCGTGATCCTTGGCAAAATGATAAATATCAACAAGTTCGGAAGTTTTGCCAGCCCACATAGGCCCTAAAAACAATTCTAAATAACCAGAAGTAGGAGTATCCAATTGGTCAGTCATGTTAATATATATATTATATTATGTATTTAAGGTTTCAATTTTAACTATTATATGTCAAGTATTCCATTTGTAGAAAAATATAGACCAATTGATTTATTATCGATGCAATACAATGAGTATAATAAGAAGTTCTTGCAGAATTCACTAGTATTAAATAAAATATCAAATATGATTTTTTATGGTCCACCGGGTACGGGTAAAACAACGGTAATTATTAATTTTGTAAATGAGTATTTCAAGCGTAATAATTTAATGAACAAGGGTTTATTATTGCATTTGAATGCGTCGGATGACAGAGGAATAGATGTAATAAGAAATAGTATCTTAAGATTTGTTACGAGTGATGGGATATTATCGAATAGTTTGAAATTTGTTATTTTAGATGAGGCGGATTATATGACAAAGGCGGCACAAAAAATGTTGCAATCAATAATGGAAACTTCCTATAAGCAAGTGAGAATTTTTATGATTTGTAATTATATTAGTAAAATAGACACTACTTTAATATCGGAATTTATTATTTTAAGATTTCACCAATTAAGTAAAGAGATTATTAATGATATTTTAAGTAATATCATCCTAAAAGAGAAACTGGATATTTCTAAAACACAAGTGAATGATATCCAAGAATATTATAAATCTGACATACGCAGTATGATAAATTCAATACAATATAAGAGTATTCATAATATACCGAATAGTGATATATATCGTAACTTATATATGATTATAAAGCGACAGAATGTGAAAGAATTACAGGATAATATGAACTTGTACGCAAAAAACTTAAACTATACTGCTAATAATTTAATATTTATGCTGATAGAATACTTGATACATACGGATAAAAATATAACGTCCGAATTTATTGTCTTTGCTGAAATGATATACACTACTAAAAATTCAAATAATTGTATAATGGACTACGCTAGTCACTATTTATGTAATTATTATAAGAATTGAAATAGATACATATTATTATATAGAGTAAAATGGAATGCGATTTAGCATGGTCCTCTTTTTTGCAAAACAAAGAAGCGATACAAAAAAAAGTACAGGTATCCACTGGTTTATGTCCAAAAAGTACCGATTTATATATATCAACTAAAACAGTTATCACTTATTTATCACACCCAATAGATTTAAAAGAAATATTTCCTAAATTACACATTATTAATTATAATGATCAAACAGAAGGAATTATAAAAAAGACGATGAAATATAATTTTTACAGCGAAAAAGAAAAAGAAACCACTATCGCATTACTAAAACAGGAACCATGTTATAGCGAACAAATACTAAAACGATTATCCGTAAATCCATATAAAGATGTAAGAAAAATAAGCATTGGTCTCCGCAATAAAGATGTAATAGCTAATAGACCTAAGAAGTCTGGCGCATTTTATAATTGCTTTGTATTAATTATTAGATTGTTATTTAATGGCCAATTTAAAGAGTGTCATACTAAAGTATTTAATACCGGAAAGATAGAGATTCCAGGAATAAAACATGAGTATTTATATACTAAAGTATTGGATAAATTAATTGGATATCTGAAAAAATATGCTAATTTAACCCTTACGTGGAGCAGAGGGAATATGGAGACGGTATTGATAAATTCCAATTTCAATTGCGGGTTTAATATAAAGAGAGAAGTCTTGGTTCATTTATTAAAAGTAAAGTATAATTTAAGTACCTCATTTGATCCGTGTTCTTATCCAGGTATATTGTGTAAATTTTATTATGATCCGACCAAAACAGAACAAGACGGTATAGAGCCGAAGATAAAAGACAATATATATATAGTATCTTTTATGATATTTAGAACGGGTAGCGTGCTAATAGTAGGAAAATGCACAGAGGAGATATTACACTATATTTATACCTTTATAAAAATAATACTATGTGAGGAATTTAGTAGTATAGAGTGCCCTACTCCTACTATTACAAAGCGGTTAGCTATAAAAAAAGTGAAAAAACGGAATATTCAAATTCTCAATGCAACGTAGATAATTTATGAGTATAAACTTTATATATATTTTTTAATGGATATATATTTTGTTCGGCTAATAGGTTGGATAGTTCTTTTATAAATATATGACTATTTACAGAGTAGTCTTTAATTAAAATAATACACATATACACATCATTATAGTCAGTTATAGGTATTAATAATTCCATAATAGGTTTTATACCTGTAATAGTAATATCATTAGGATTATAATCAATGTACTTTTCTATAAGTACTATTATTATTTCGCAGTAACCATGTATTTCACCTAATATATTGTTTACTATTGGATCTTTTTGGTTGGAGAGTGATATATTTATGAATTTTTTAATGACAAATAGGGAGGCATCCGTATAATTTAAGGAACTATTATTTTGTATCTGTAAAATAAATTCACAATAATAATAGTATGATTTAATGCAATGGGTTTTAATGTTAGGCATAGGTATATTAGCCAATAACAAAAATTTAAAAATATGGGTTAGCGTCCTTAGACCGATAATATATATTCTTGCTAAATTATTAACATGACTATATTCTTTACAAATATATCGCGTATATGAATATACTAACTCATTATACAACGTTTTATACATATATATATATGACATAATTTTGGCTTAAAGATAAAAATTTTAGGATAAATATAATGGCCACTACACAGGATTTAAAGTCAACCGAGGGGACCTTATTAGTACCATCAAGCAGTACGATGCAACATGCTGTAAAATTAGCATTGTCGGAAGATAGACCGATATTATTAGATTATTGGACAGGATCAAGTGATGGGTCATGTTTTATAGGAGTTAGAGAGAATGAGGAAAAACTATTAGTAAAAAATGAGGATGAGTATACGAGTCCTGTAGGTAAAATTTATGCAGTAGACAATGAATATATAATCACTACAGAAAATTCCTTATATATAGTGAATAAATCTATCGGTACTAAACGGATTGCATAAATTATAAAATATGGTTTAAGGTTTCAATTACTTTAATAGGTATATGAGTAGGAAATAGTATGTTAAAAGTAACAATTAGATTGCCTATATTTTTGTTGCGTTTAATACCTAGGTTAGGTAGAATTTTTGTATAGGATGGGGAAATAATATTCCCAATGGTATTATTAATATTATATTCCATATTATCCAGATGCTTAAACGAGTGATTAAAACCACATAAAGCATCTTTGAGTGTTATATTATGGATTAAGGTGAGGTCCAGTCCGTTTCGGCTAAAAGAGGAATGATTATCAATATTAATAATGATTTTTATATCGCCTTGTTGCCCGTTAATAATATTACCTTTTTGTTTGATAATAATAATTTCATTAGAATCGATCCCTTGTTCAATATCGATATATATGGTTTCTTTTTCCATAGTAGTATTATTATTTTCAAATATGTTTCTAGTATAATAGATAGGTATACTAGTACCAAAGTAGGCATTTTGCAGAGTAATGGTTAAATAGTATATACTATATGGAACGGAGGAAGTGGTAATATGCTTAGGTAGACAAGCGCCTTCTTCTAATTCGCTTATAATAGTTTTATATGCTTCCGTTATTTTAATAAATTGGGCTTGTCCGTTAGGATTTCTATCTGGATGGTAGGCAAACTGTTTTTTTCTAAAAGCACTTTTAACATCTTTTAAGGAGGCTCCTATCTCTAAATCTAATAGTTTATATGATGTCATAAGGATAAATAATATTATATACTTAAATGAATAACGAAGGAATATTTTATGAATAATGTATCATTATTATATAAATACAAACCAACACATATAGATGATTTAGCGTACTTATCTATTTATCCTATTTTAAAACAATTTTTATCTATAACGGGATATAAAATTATATTACAAGGTAACTCAACTGTCGGAAAAACTACTATTATAAAGGTATTCTTGAACGAGTTAAAAGGGCAAAATATATTCTTATACGAGGATTTAGTAAAATATAATTTTGTAATTCCATTGGATAAAAAAAACCCAATATGTGTAATAGATAATCTGGACATGTTATCGCTCGCACATCAAATAAAGTTAAAAACCTTATGTGATAGAATAACCTTAGTATCAACCTGCACGTCGTATAATAAAATAGTAGAAAGTCTTATGATAAAAATGACAATCCTTAATATAAATTACCCATCACATGAATTTATAACCGCAAAATTAAATACTATTATAACGAGCGAAAATATAGTTCTCGATAACAAATGTATTGACCATATTATTAAACTATCAAATAACTCTATTGGTTCGGCCATTAATTATTTAGAAAAAATTAAAGTATTGGATATACCATGCACTTATGAAATATGTACACAATTGGAAACCAACATTGGCACCGATCTTTGGTATAAGTATTCAATCTTATGTCAAGAAGGAAAGTTAGGTGAAGTAAAACAAATATTGAATGAAATAAGCCAGTTAGGGTTTTCTGTATTAGATATATTAGACAGTTATTATGTGTATGTTAAACTATCGGAGTTTTTTTCAGAAGAGATATCGTATGAAATACTCAAATTAATCATGGTATATACACATTATTTTTTCTTATATAAGGAAGATAATATATTACTACTATTTTTTACTAATAAATTAATATTATTATTAAGTAATGAGCCAGGTTATTAAACCTGGATTATCTATCCAAGTTTTATATAATTTGGTAGGTGTTTATGTATCAACTAACAAATTATTTGTTACCAATACATTATATAAAAAAATAGTAGCCAACAATACTTGTGCTATATTCTTGCAAACAATAACACCATTTTATCATAAGTCCAAACAGTTTTACTGTACGCGTACAATGACCTATACGCGATGGCTAACTATATTAAGACAACTGTGTCAGTATTTTAAACTATCCTATACCAGTAAAATACAGTATTATAACTCAACCTATGAAACAACCTTACTTATATTTGTTATAATGTAAATGCTACCTAGATGCTACCTACTCTGTATTACTTTTTGGTGGAGGAGGTTTAATGCTATTATATTGTCCCTTTTCTACTAATAGTTGTTTATAACAGTCGCATATTATAATATTTTCATTCGCAATAAACCCCTCATCAAAAGAGTCGTTATTATTATATGTCGATACACGTTCAGTTGGTCCAAATAAATAGCAATAGTTCGGTTTAGCACAGCATCTAATGGCTAGTCTATGACGCATGGCATCATGTAACATAAGTCTAAACATATATATATATAAATAAATATATTTAAGTAGCTAACATAAAATATTTTGCGAGTATGTTGTCGGTTTCATATATTTGGTCGGGTTGCAAGTAACAAAACCAATTCAAATTATTGCGACTTAATAATTCTTCTTGTGGGATATAAATACCATAAGCACCCGGGTCTAATTCTACATAGGCTTGTTCAAACCAGTCATCTAATAATATTGGTTTTCTATTAATATCTGTAATACCGGTTTTAGTCGGACATATTTCATTCGCGTTTCCTAAATTAATTTGTTCCCTACACCATTTATTAATGTCCCCTTGTATTACAGAAGTATTAGTATAGTCACTAGATACAATGATTTCCATAAATTGTATAAATGATTGAATCCAAGGATCTTGTTTTTGACTACCCATAAAAGATGGATCAGGTAAAAAGTCACCTACTGGGTTGGCGCTCTTATTCATGTTGCTAATAAGAAAAGGCGAATTTATGGTATCTTTATATAACGGATCCAACGATTTAAGACATAAAAACGAACTAGGTACAATCATACCACCATATAAATCAAGCAACTTTAACATCGCCAGTAATCTGACCTTATCTTTTGATGGTTCGGCGACATTAGTAACATTTAATACCCAGTTAGGTATTAATTTATTAAAAGAATCATCATCTATTAAACATACATGATACTCTGGATGTTTATCGATAATACTTTTAATCGTTAAATATTGATATGGCATATTAAGATTCGTGGAACTTCGGGAGTAAAAGGAACACCAATCCCTCGCATTATATTTATACGGTATATGAATCCATATAATGGATTTTTTAGACAACGTAGATTTATTTAGTAGATAATCTTGCAATTTATGATATAGGTCTAGTTCGGGATCGGGTTGATATTTTTGAATATACCTATCATATAAAAAGGTAATAATTAAGATACATATGGCTAGAGCTATAATATTAAACATAATATTATACAATATTATTTTTATACGTGAGTTAATTGTTTAAACATGAGATTAAATTTATCATTTGCTACCGTTGCAGCCTCGCTCTGTTGGGCTAATTGATATGCTCTATACGTGGCTAAAGTATCGTCAGCCGCCTTATTAGTAGATAATATTTTATTTGATTCCCTAACGGATGGGATCGCTATTTGCGCCCCTCGTACCCTCCTTAATTCCTCTGTTGTTTTATATCTATTTTTTGGCATATCCTTGGACGATACCGGTATTAATGTTTCCGTATGTGCCTTTTTTATATCTTCATACGGCATTTTACTAAATATATCAGAACTATAATTGTCCGGAGCAGCACCCGTTATCTCAGCAAAATGCGTATTTTCTACCTCTCTAATATCCTCCCGTATCTTTATTTGCCGGTCTTTATATGATTCTACTACCCGGTTTCTCTCATTCATAGGCACATTACTAAAATCATCCATCAAATCCTCATCGCTAATTAACCAATTGCCATAACCACCCTTTTCGAAATTAGACACTAAATTATTTTTTTCAAATGCCTGATTGAAATGATTAAGAAAATCCTCATTATTAGTAAAGGATTGTATCAGTTGGGCTTTGGCCGCAGTATCTCCTTCATTCATAATATCCGTATATTTGGTGGGACATGCCGTTTGATTTTTGTGTTTAAATTCATAAATAGAATATATAAGTTTATATGCTTTGCTAAAGAATATAAAATAAGACTTGTCGAGTTTGGATTTATCGGGATGCATTTTAAGCACCTGTTTTTTACACGATTTCAATTGCTCCTTATTAAAATTTGGTGGAATGCTAAATAAGTCGCATATATCCTGAAGGGAATAATTTTGTATATCTAAATCTATATCCATATATAACTAAAAATATTTTTTTAGACACTCTGGAACTCTAATCCATTCATTACACTTTAATAAAATACCAATATACCACGAGTGTTTTTGCGGAGGATCATTACAATATTCACAATAAGTTTTTGGTTTGGCACTAAATTCTTTCTTTGGCATATTAGTTGGATCATAAAAGCGTATTGCTGTTGGCGCTACCATAATAGGACTAGGCTCCCTAGGCTTGTCCAAGAATTGTTCTACATGCTCCCCCGCACCCGCACCCATGGTATCTATCTTCTCTAACACATGCGAGGTATCCTCTGTATCATCGTCTGACTCATCCTCCGAAACTTCATCGTGAATCGGTGATCGGACATAATCATTAATGTTTAAGGAAATTACTACTTTATCAAACTCCTCATCACTACTACCTATAGACGACCAATCGGACGGCGTATCTAAACCATCCGCTTTTAAATAACTCATTAATGTAGTATAATCTTCACTATTTAACTTAAAAAGAAACTTGTTAATATCATAAAAATGCATTACCGTATCATTGCATATCCGTTTATATAAATCCTGTATTTCCGTTTGAATATCCGGGTATTTGTCGTTAAAGGTTGCTATACTAATAGTATTAGTGGAATGTAATAACTGTAATAATGCCTCCCAGAATTCCTGATTACAATCCGTGGTTGAATAATAAGTATTATTAATTAAATGGGTATTACTCGGACCATCCGTAGTATGAAAAGACGTAATGGAAATTAAAAAATAAATAAACGATTTATTAAGAACATTCATATTATACATTAATATTATTTTTAAATAGGTTGTTTATCTTAACCGTATCAGACCCAGTTACACTATAATCTGCTGCTACAGATGTATTGCCTTTTTTCCATACTAAAATGACCGGAACACCATTTACCAATTTATTCTTTTTAAAATAGGCATAAACATCAAACATCTCATCCACATCTAAATCAAAACATAAAACCTTATCTGATGTGCGTAAAAACAGAGTATTCACTAGCGCTTTTATTTTCTGGCATGGTTTACACCACGTTGCCCCTAATTTAATAACTATAGTTCCCGGGTTATGTTTAAGTATTTCATGGAAATCCTCTCGGTTATTTAATTCAACATACACTTGCTTCGATACCTTGCTCATATAAACAATCGTATTATTATATATTTAACATTTTAACTAACTCTTTTACTATTATTGGAGGGAGCGTTACATGGCTTTCCCAAAAATACTTACAAAACGCCCATGTAAAAACGACTGGCGATGTTTCTTGTTTTTTATGCATCTCACGCAGTTTCATATGATGTTTTGTAGGTAATAAATATAGATATTCTTTAGGGAGGACATACGCTAATTGTACGATAGGTAATACCGGCTTATGTAGTTCGGATATATAGTTATAGACCTTATATGGTATAAAGGTATATAAATCGTGCAATAGGGGAGGATAATTATATTTATAACTCCATTCCCAATCAGGACATCCTTGCGTATAATATTTAAAGGTCCACTCTAAGCCTTCAAGATAGTTTGTGCATAGGTTACACATATGAGGTTCTACATTATAAATATCAAAGAGTAAATGATGGTATCTATGTTGCCATCCATCTGCTAATGGGTTGATTTGTTTTTCTACACTTCGGTTGGTTAAGGGTAAAAAGTCAAGTCGCTTTTCTATAGTAGATTGGCGTCGCATTTTACGTTGATTTCTTTTCGTAAATTCCGATTGAATAATAGAAGTTTCTTTTTTTACTAAATATAACAGAAATTTACGAAACATGGGCCACTGAATCTTATTTTTATAGATGATACTTTTGTTGGTATTTTTAATAGTGTGACTATACGCCTCTAATAAATGATCCATGCCGGTGGTTCGTAAATTCAACGCTGGGAAATGTGGTAGAAAGTCATTTCCTAATAAGAAACTAATAAATACGTAATCATATATCCTGTCCGTATGATTCATTTTATTATTATTCAACTTGTGCAAAATTAATTTGGCAAATTCTTTCATATTTAGTAAATAATTAATATTAGGATTAATACTCGCATTTATCTGTTTAGCAAATTCGGGAGTCTCTCTAAATAAATAAATATTTTTACAATAAATCAGATGTGTTAGGCTTAACATTATTAAATCCGCATCTAATCCATACAATACAACCGTATCTTTTTTCATATGAACAGTATCCCTCATGTATTGACACAATTTATGTTCTCCCTCTCCCGCCTCCGTACTAGTAGATATATGTAAATGGTTTACACCATATTTTTTGGGACTAGCAAAATATTTATGAATACTCCTAGAAAGATTATTCATAAATTGGGTACCGGGTGTAATATTCGCACTATTCCAACTGGGTTTTGACGATAATAATTCTTTCGTATACCACGCTTTATACCTTCTATCCCTCTGCTGTTGTAATTTTGCAACCGGGGCAACTCCATCAAATGCTATATAAATACTATTAGTCGGATTTATTAATGCTATGTATGCCTCTATTTGCTTACATACCTTGTCTATCAGGATAACTTCATAACCATTGTCGTATACCTCGCTATCATATATACAATCATATATAATAGAGTTGGCATCCAGTAAAAGATGATTGACACATTGATTGTTATGCTGCTTTAAAATGCACGCATGATTTTTTAAAATAAACGAAAAGTAAGCAGGAATACCCATAAATAAAAATACATTATTCTATTTAATATATTAAATACTACTATATTATGACAATATCTGAAATGGCGTTTTATAAGAAACTCATAAAACAAACCTTATTATCTATATCTAAATATAAAAATTTAGAAATTGTAACTAATACAGACTTAACTATTTGTATAAAGGCCTTAGAAGTCCTATATAGTCAGTGCAACGATAATGTTTCTATAGACACAGTAAAGAATGACCTATTAGTATTGTTAAAGTCCTATGGAACCACTAATATGGATGATTTATTAGAACTAATACTCGGTAAAGAATCTATTCGCGAATTTAATAATATTGATAAATTTGAAATCATAAAAAAATATGTACATCCCATATCCTATAAAATTGTACCAAACACCAATAAATCAAAACTGGTTGTTCTTCCTAAACACAAAAAAATTACAGAAGCCGAAATAATAAAACACTCTCCCCAATTAGAATGTTACGATTTATGTAGATCAACAACTCAATTTAATCTACGGGTATATGGTATTAAAATAGTTTTTAAATATAAGAATATAATAGTTCTGGTTAATGGAATAGTGGATGATTTATATTTGAATAATTTAGATTATTCCTATCTGATCAGATATTCCACCAAGTTAGATGATTGTACATTATCTAACGACTATAAACAGATGCTGACGTTAAAAGATAAATTAATATATAATGTATCCGACTTAGATCATAAATATAAAGGAATAATGACACATATTAATTTGTTAAAATTAAAAGATTTGAATGAAATTATTAATATATATATTAATAGCTGTATTTACAAAAAGAGAGAATTATTAATTAGTTTATTATCAGATATTGATAATGTAGAAAACCAATATATTGCCTATTTATTATACGATTTATTATCAAGCACAAACGAAGAATTTGCAATGCTACATGAACAATCCGTATTACTGGATAGCATGCCATGGTCGGTAAGATTAGCCTTTAAAGGAGCAATGAATCATACCATAGAATATACGAATAAATTAAATAACTTTAATAGCACAAAGATCCCGTTTGAACAACAGATATGTCTATTAAAGGCTCCGGATGAAGTAAAAGAAAAGGCTATGAATAAATTAAAAGAGATAAAAACGAAATCAGAGGATGCTGGAGGTAAAGCGAAACATTATTTAGAGGGTTTATTAAAAATCCCATTTAATAAATTTGTTTCTGAACCAATATTAAATTATATTACGAATATATTTTCCACGGCCAAACAGTTAACACTAACTACGTCGGATGGAGAGTGTTTAAACTCCCTACAGAGTACACTAAAAAAAACATTAATAATAAAAAAACCGCATATTTTAGAAACGATGAATTATACCTTGACTAGGCTAACCAAGAAAGTATTAATTAGCATATTAGTATTAGTTAATAAACAGGTACAAGATAACGCGTTAGATTATCCGATATTAAAAACTACCAACAAAAAGTCTATTATTAAGTCACATATTATCGCCTTTCTTGAAACCTATTATGATGACCAGTGTATTTTGGCAGTATTTAATAGCGATATTATATCCGAGGAAAATATAGAATTATTAAGATTATCTACTACTATTACGAGCGCCAAAACGAAAGTACATGCTTATCTTAATAATGTACGAAGCATTTTAGATAATAGTGTATATGGACATGACCCTGCTAAACGACATATAGAGAGAATAATAGGCCAATGGATATCTGGAGACCAAAAAGGATATAGTATAGGATTTGAAGGACCACCCGGTATAGGAAAGACCTCTTTAGCAAAGTATGGTTTAGCGAAATGTTTGATAGACGACCAAGGTAAGACCCGCCCCTTTGCATTTATTGGAATAGGTGGAGATGCTAATGCGAGTACTATGGTGGGGCATAATTACACCTATGTAGGATCTAATTGGGGGAAACTGGTAGAAATCTTAATGGATAAGCAGTGTATGAATCCAATTATATTCTTTGATGAATTAGATAAGATAAGTAAGACAGAGCAAGGCAGAGAGATTGTAGGGATATTAACCCATCTAATTGATTCTACCCAGAATTCCCATTTTCAAGATAAGTTTTTTTCTGGCATCGACTTGGATTTATCAAAAGCATTATTTATTTTTTCCTATAATGACCCCGACTGTATCGATAAAGTATTATTAGACCGAATACATCGCATCAAGTTTAAACCTCTCTCTTTGGAAGAGAAATTAATAATTGTCCAAGATTATTTATTACCTGAATTATACAAAAATACCAACCTACATAATGCCATTACATTCAACAATGAGGTTACTCAATATATTATAACTACGTATACCTATGAACCTGGCGTTCGTAACCTAAAAGATATACTATTTGAAATAGTTGGAGAGATTAATCTAGAACTATTAAAAGACGAATGCGAACATGAGTTACCTCTCATCATTACTAAAGAGTTAATACAAAACAAGTTTTTAAAATCTAAAATGCCAATAAGAATTCCGAAAATAATTCTCTCTGCGAAGATAGGAGTCATTAATGGGTTGTGGGCTAATGCGTATGGTAAAGGCGGTATTATTACCATCGAATCCGCCTATATTTTGGCATCTAACCCCTTAGAACTGAAATTAACTGGTCGTCAAGGCGATGTCATGAAAGAAAGCATGGAAGTAGCCAAAAATGTCGCGTGGAATTTATTGCCTTCCGAACTTCAAGAAAAGAATTTGAATAAATATAAAAGAACAAAGTTGCAGGGAATTCACGTACATACACCGGAGGGTGGTACACCTAAAGATGGACCATCTGCGGGCGCAGCAATAACAACCGTATTATATAGTTTATTTTCAGGAAAACAAATAAAAAATACCATAGCAATTACTGGAGAGATAAATCTCTCTGGGAAAATAACCGCAATCGGTGGATTAGATTTAAAAATCATCGGTGGTATTTATGCCGGCGTTACGGAATTCTTATATCCACATGAAAACGAGTTTGAATTTAAGGTATTTATGACTACTTACAAAGACAATCCTATTTTAGAAAACATCACCTTTAGAGCAGTGAAATGCATACGTGATGTATTTGAATTTGCCTTTATATAATATTAACGGGTTACCTATAATATTATATTATGAACGCTATATGTATGTGGCAAAGGAAACGAGTTAATCCGAATATACCACAATTTCACTATAGTAATATAATGATTCGGCAAAATTGAAATACTATTATGTATATAAATAATATGTATACAATAACAAGTAATGGAATCTACCAACGTCACGATGAACCATGATATCGTTGTAGGTGATATGAAGAACGAAGGGCTAGTAAATACCTGTGGAATTCATGCACTTAAGGAGAAGGATGGAGGCGACGTTGATACCGCTTTGGAATTACCACCAGATACATCTGGTGCGAAACCTTTAGAAATAGATAAAAAGAAACTGGAACGTTATACGAAAATAGCGAACACTGATATAACCAGTGTTCCTAAGGAACATAAGGTTGCATATGAATTAGCACACATAACTCTGAACTCTAAACAATGTAATGAACCATATGAAATTCTTATATCAGAAGTGCTAGGATTAGATAATAATCCTAAGAAACACGGATGGGACGCATTTGATAATATAGACAATCCTACGACATTTTATGAATTTAAACCGAGTTCTAATACAAAAAACCCGTCAGGAACTATCAATGATGATTCTGTAAAAAAGATTGAGAAGTGCATACCGGGTACTAATGCATTCATGATATTAGCAGGAATAAATAAAACAACCTATACATTGGATATTATATATAAATTCCCCATGACAATCTATCATGAGGCTCGTCTGGAATATTTAAATACAAAATTAGAACAAAATAAAAAAATGGATGGAAAACAAATCCGTATAACATATAGTGTAACAGTTTCAAAATCTGAAACACTGTGCAAAAAGCACAATATGGAATATTGGGTTTGGAAACGATAGTCAGTTTAAGTATATTACGATAATTTACCCATTTCTTTTACACCTTTGAACATTTAAAACGCCGACTTTAAATATTTGTTTATATATATATCTTGTTGCTCAAGTGTATTAAATATTCTAAATTGTTTATCATTTTTCAGAATATTATTTATATAAGATTTTTTGGTTTTATACATTAGTTTGAATTTATTATAAATTGAGTCATATTCTTTATTTTTTGATAGATTCCTTTTTTTTATAATAATTTTTTTATTAAAAATTTCACTTAAATTTTCTTCCCAATTATTAATATTTGAAAATATTAATTTAATATATATTATATTACCCACCTCTTTTATAACATATTTTTTTAAAAAATCAAATGTATTAAATGGTTCTACCCCATATTCTTCCATTATTGGATTAATTGAATGGTATTCTTCTATATTATCAAGATATGATGTATTAAAAATATCTATTAACTCTTCACAGCTTTTATTTTTATAACTAGGGACGTGGATCAGATTGATATTCTGAAAAAATGATGATATTTTTCTTTCAATTGGTGTTCTATAAGAATCAATTATATATAATTTTTTATTTTCGGATGATCTATTAATCAAATCTATTAGTCCATCATACGAAAATTGTTTTTCAAAGTCTTTTTTACCATGTGCTTTTATACATTTATAACCATTTTGTCTGAATGTTCCTAAAAGTGTAGTTGAACCACACTTACCTCCAGTTAAACAAATCACATCCACTATGGGGACAAGTGCCACCTTCTTGTTTTTACTAATTGACATATATATATATTATTCCTTATAATATTATTTTTACACCGAAAATTATTTTGAGCAAAACTCAACGAGAAAGAGAACACCTAAAAATACCTGGATTAGGTCGGCGTTTTAAATGTTCAAAGGTGTAAAATACGTTTAAAAGTTGCGGTTCTGTCGGAGTCATGCCATGTTTCTTGTAGATATTCTCTCATATCTGTACCACCAGCCCCTCTATTACAGCGTTTACATAACAGAATTCCATTTTCTATAACCGGGTTTCCACCTAGTTTATCCGGGATAATATGACAATATTCCAGGGCACGCGGTCCACCCTGAAAAGTGTATCCAAGGCATAGTAGACATTTGTTTGCTCTTTCTTGGTTTTTAAAGCACCATTCATAGTAGGTGTCTGATATAGCTTTTCTTGCTTTGTGATCGAAGTCGACCCTAGCCCTAACATCAACACTATCAGCGTCAGGGTCAGCATCTGTGCCAACGACATTATCATCACTATCAGCGTCAGAGACAGCAGCAGCACCAATGATATTATCATCACTATCAGCGTCAGGGTCAGCATCTGTGCCAACGACATTATCATCACTATCAGCGTCATTGCGGTCCTCTCGGTCCTTAGTAATTGTGCTTCTTGTAACTTTACACATAAACTCTTGTACTTGCTCTCCGAAGTTAGTTGGCTTAATATTTGTCTTATCTGGGGGTAGATAGTATTGTCTGGTAGTCTTAGATATATGATTTTCAAAACGTGGTCGTCCGGCGTAATGTGCATATGCTGTAGTAACTTCGATACCCAATTTCTTCCTACTAGACGTCAAATTTATATTATGTTTTTCAATATATATATTGACACCATCATATTCTCTAATACTTATATCCTTATTGTTTTCATTAGGTCGGCCATTTTCTCTTACCATACTGTAAGCGTAGTTGTTTAAGTATTTATATTATATTTTACAAAAGACATATGTGATTTCTTTACTTTTTTTAGCTTTACCATCATTATTTTTTAAACCGGGTCTTAGACAATTTCCCACATAGAATTCGGTATCCATTTTTTCCCAACCGTTATTTTTATGTATGGCCACAATATCGTCATATAAATTATAGGATTTATCAGTCTTGAAATTTTTAACTGACCAACAACTTTTCCCTCCATCTACCAATTTATCTAATACCCCTTCTACTACTGGAGTAAGAAATTGTTTAGTCCAGTTTTCATATGT